GTTGATTTTGTAATTGAGGTTGATTTTGTAATTGAGGTTGATTTTGTGGTTGTGCATAATTCAAACCCAAATTAATTGATGTTTTAGTTCTAGCAGGATTGCTAACTTGTGGTATACTTGATGGCAATTGTTGTTGTAAAACAGTTCCACCATTCATATTAGTATTTAATTTTGATTCAAGTTCTGTTTTTTTATCTAATAATTTCGATATTACTTTGTCTCTCTTATTGAGAGCCTCAATTATTGGCCCACTTACATGGGATGGTATTTGTGTCATCAATTCATATGGCAACATGAATAAATTATATAATTATATATATGATAATTATTATTATCTCAATTTCTCTTTTATTGAAAAAATATTTATCCAAAAAATTGAATATTAATTTACATATATTAAATAATCTATTTAATTACTTAATATCCATATAGCATAATTCTTATAAGAAATGTTCACATTAAAACATGGCAGTGAAACATTTACCGCTAAAATTAAAACACTATCGTATCTCGTCAAAAATTCCAAATTAGAGTCTATTTTAGATGGTAAATCTGACAATCTTGAATTCAAATCATATCTGAATTCTTTTGGCTATATCCCTGATAATATTGATAATGATTGGATTATATTGACACATTTTCTTAATAAAAAGACAATATTCCATACATCATCAATTGTTACAAAACATGATGATGCAATTAATGTATTGTCTGAATATGTCCCTTCATCATTATTGATTGACAGATTGAGACTTAACATCATTCCTCAAAATATTCCCAAAATTATCCAACAACTTGGTCTCACAAATATGTATGAACAATTGATCTTCTATGAATATATTTATACAAGTGAGAATGTATCATATTTAACTAAGGCTTCTATTATGACAGAATATGAATATTCCAATTTAATGGCAATGTTAGAAAATAATATTCTTCAAGTATGTTCCACAAGTGTTGAAACAACTTACAATGAAATGATCAATCTAATCTATCAATATTATCATCACAAAACAAAATATGACATCTTATTGAGATTCATTAAATACCATATTAATTGGTTGCCCTTTGAATTGTCTGATCTTACTGATATAGGTATTGAATTATGTCAATCTCTTGAATTATTTGATACTTCTGATACTTCTGAAAGTAAGAGTAAGAGTAAGGTACTATTAGATAAATTGTCATCTAAAAAAATTCCCTTCACAAAGTTATCACTACTCAATAAATTACATCATAATAATCCACAAAAAACAGAATCATTTATGACTGAAATAATTGATAAAATAGATTTCAAAGACTGCAATATCAATAAGTCTAATAATGATAATTATAATGTCTATATTTCTATTGATATGTTTGTTCGAATGATGGAGAATGATTCTTCATTGGTTCATAAGGTTCCTGAAAAATATAATATTAAAATGTTGACATTATGGCTTAAAATGAGTAAACCATCATATCCATGTTTCAATACACAACGTATATATCCCTATAGTGATCCTAATTTAGAATTATCAGAATCAAAAGATGGAGATAGCAAATTTTTTAGAGATATTAAATTAAGTAAGACTATTTATGATTTTCTACAAAAAACAAATTTCACATACAATGACATAGCATATGTGTTATTCAAAGATAGGATCGATTTATTTGATGTGATAGTCAAAAAGAAAAAAATGGAATACATATCATCAGATATACTACATTATTTCCCATCAAAGATTATTAATAAATATTTTCCATCAGATGATAACAATAATACAAAAAATATTGAGATTGATATTAACATTTATGATTTGATTAACAGAGATATTGAGGACATTAAATCTATTGGACAAAAATATAACTATTCTGTTTCATGTAAATCAATAATCAATAGATATGACTATGTAGATTGTGCATATACAATAATGTATTGGGAATATTTACTATTACTCAAAAATCATCCCCATATTATTGACAATCTATTTTATTTCTTAGTTAGAAATGACTCTAAAAATATGAAGATTGATGATCTAGAATTAACAATATTAAGGGCAGTTATTGAAAATAAAACTGTTAAATTAGATAAAATGAAATATGTAAATGATTTCATTCAATTATATGACACAAAATACAAAAATAATAAACAATATTTAATTAGTGGTCCAGATTTTGGTGAAATATTTAATGAACTCTCTATTTATGAAATTCCAAATATTGATCATATGGAAGAAATGGCAAAATTATCTGATACACACTCTGATGCCTCTGTTAACAAAATTAATTCATCTGAAATAAGTTTTGTTAGTAATGATTCAAATAATCTTATTTAAAACATTCTGCACATGCTAATATTGGTTCTCCATTTGGATAATGTAATCTTGGCCAACCACAATCACATCTTAATATATCACATGTTGTCTCTTCTCTTTTAGAAAGTTGAATAATATTTCCATATTTGCAAAATGGACATATTGGATAAACAATATTATCATTTTCTTTATCATTAATTTTAACAAATATTAAATGTTCAAACTTACATCTTGGACATGATGGAAAATTTATGTCTGATTTATTATCATCTTCTTTTTTTCTGTTAGATTTAGATTGATCAGATTCATTAGATGAATTGGATTTATTTATAGATTCACTAGACATACTAATACTAATACTAATATTAAGAATATTTATTTATTAATTCAATCAAAATATCTCCATGACATTTATTTGGTTTACACCAACAACCTAATGTTTTGCCGACAAGTTGTGGCAATTGTTTAATTAATTCATCATTATTCTCAATATGTGATTTGTATAATTGTAGTGATTCATCTATTGAATATGTTTTCTTATTATTTATTTTTGTTCCAGTTTGTTTTGCTACTTTATATGGATTTTGCCATATAGAACCTTTAGAACCTTTAACATAAAATGACATATCTCTTCCAATATATACATGATTAGGATCTTTCAACCAATCTTCAAGATCTGAATAACCAATCTTATTTAGTTCAGCTTTTTTGATGTTGATTATCTTTGTTTTGGATATTTTGGATTCAGACATGATTATTAAATTGATAATAATATTAATTTAATAAAATTAATTTATGTATAAATCAATTTTTGTATGAGTGGGAGTTTTGTCATATAATCATTTGTTATATAGAATATTTATATAATGAAAGACAATATTGATACCAATAATCAAATAAGTAATCAAATAAGTGATAATAATCTAGGAATTAATATAGATTCTAAAAGTAAATTACTTGTCAATACAAAAATGACTTCTTCTGAATCAAACCATATAGGATTAATTACCACAATAACACAAAGACATTATCTAATCGGATTTATTGTATTAGGTATAACACTGTTCTATTTCTTGTTAGGTTACATGATGAATATGATATATTATTTGTCAGAATTTTTGATTTATGCTGTAATGCCTCTTAAGGTTGGTATATATGTATTATCTGATGATAAACAGTCAGAATATTCAGGAATACTTTTGAGACAAATTTTGGTCATATCTGCATTAAGATTGATTACATCAATTGTCCCTATATTAAATCTCGTTCCCATTTTGAACATATTTACATATTATATCAACTTATTACTCTTAATTACAATCATACTTGTCCAAACACCTACATCCATATTGAATTACTGGATTAAATCAATCACACTAAAAATGAATATTATTAAACATGACCTTTATTTGAAATATCCATTATCAGATATTCTCATTAATTTGGTCAAAAAATATATTGATCAAAATAAACTTGAAGCATTAAATGAAATACAAAAAATAAATATGAAGTATGATAGTGGATCTAAATTAAATCCTGATGATGGTGACAAAATAATGGATGCATTAGATAAATTAGGTATCAAGAGAAATACACTTATGAATTTAGGACTTGATATTGCTAATATTGACAGTCTTGCCAAAAGATCTAAATATCGTATCGATTTATGTATTAAATATGCATCCAGAATTCTAACTGAGTCGAATGTAGATCTAAATGAATTCTTTAGTAAATTTGTCAATTGTGAATGTTAATCACTATAAAAGTTGATTTTTATTAATTTATGGAATAACATGCTTATTAATTAATATTAATTAATAAATCTATCCAAATTACCTACTAACTCAATGAATACAGAATCTAGAACAAAATCAAATAACAATATTGAAATTTGTTTTGGAAATTTGGCAAAAGAGAAAATATTTTATAATAAAAAATTGAAATAACAATATATAAAATATAAAATGGTAATATATTATCAATAATATAAAATGGTAATATATTATCAATAATAATATACCATCAATAATAATACAAAATGGGCAACACATTTAATAATTCCAATAGCACAACAAAAACAGCACAGGAAACAAAAACATTAAAATATATAGATGTTAATTTAACACAGGATGTAATAGGTTCAAAAGATGTGGCTGAATATTGTCTTAAGAACGAAAATGATTACTATTGTAGAAAAATTCAGAATAATTTGTTTTTGATGCTCAATGAAAAATATTTTGGAAAAAATGATGTAATCCTTAGAAATATTGGGCGATTTGATCATATGATGTTTTCAGATGCAGAAAATCCACATGGCGATTATGTATACCATGTGAATAATATTAAAAAAAATGAGTATTATGGAAATCAAGCAATACGCATAGAAGAAGTTATAACACGTGTCAAACAATTAGAAAGAATGAATTTACATGAATTATCAAATGTGAATGGAATAAATGTTCCGTTATATATGTTGAAAAACAATACATCTGTTGTGTCAGCGTTGAAATTGGATATACAGCAATCAAAACAAAATGTATAATCATTATTATTTATTTTAAACTATGTAGAAGAGATTTATATGTTTTTTATTTATGTTAAAAATTGAAATATAAATAGTTAGAAATATATACTACCAATAACTACCAATAATATTTATAATAAAATGAGTGTAACAACAGAAACAAAAGATAATAGCATTGAAATATGTTTTGGAAATTTGGCCAATGCTTTTAATGATGAAAGTTCAGATACCTACAGATTTGGCAAAAGAGAAAATAATTTACATAAATTACTAAAAAATCATAATTTTGATGTTTTTTGTGCATCTGAATTACGTATTTGTATGGATGAAAATAAGACAACACAATTGACTCCATCAAGTATTGCCCATAGAATTAGCACAAACACACAATTAGAATTAGCTGATTGCCGACCACAAAATTTAGATGCAATGGCATTTTGGAGGGCCACATTTTATAATAAAAAAAATGTAGTACCTTTAGTTAGTGGTTGCGAATGGGCGATTCCACCTGTTTTTGGTTCGAATATCGTTGCAGAAAGAGGTGTTATGGTAATGTTCACACAATTTAAAGTTTTGTCTTCAAATAAATTATTTTGGACAATCAATTCACATATGCCATTAGCAAAAACAGAAAAACTAAAAACTATTGAATGGTTAAACAATCATGCTGAATCAATTTGTGAAAAAAGATGGAATGACAAATCACCAATCATTTTTTATGGTGGTGACCAAAATACTTTTTGGGATAATGATGATAAAGGTGATGGTAATGATATGATGGATGAATTCAAAAAAGGCTGGACACATTTAACAAACAATATCAAAATTTCATTCAAATCATTTCCACATGACAAGTTTCAAGGAACAAGTTTATTAGATCATATATTTGTAAACAAAAGCGCTATTGATAAAATAAAATTAATTGAATCAAAAAGTATAGATACAACTCCTACTAGTAATTGTGGCACTGTAAGTGATCATTATTTTTTGTCAATAATAGTGAACTTTGTGTAGTGTCATACATCCAATTTAAAATAAAATACAATTAAATGAAATAAAAAATAGAAATATTAAAATAATTTTAGTTTATTAGATTTAATCAAAATAAAGCTATTATTACTACAACCAATTATGTTTTGTAAATTTGGGTAAATTATTTCAAAAAAGAATTTTAAGAAATTTCTTATCTATTAGTTTATGTGATTATCTAAATAAAAAATTATTGCATTCACAACTACAATTATGGCATATTTTTGACGTCCTTTTAACATAATAAGTTAACTTTATTAAATAAAAAAAATGATTTTAGAAATGCAATATATATAGTGAACTTTATATATTAAATAATTTCCTAATTACCTAAAATGGATAATGATATTGTTTACATTGATGAAAGTTTAACATTTGACAAAACTTTCAATCTCACTGCTTTTGATAAAGAACGTGATGATGTGCAATATAAGTTTTGGTGTGATAAACTTGCAGTTATGAACAATTCCAAAGTTTTTAAAGTATTATTGGAAGACGATAATAAATGTATGAGTATCCAAATCAAAGATTATTCACATGACACAGTAGGTGAAGTTCTTAAATATATTCACACACCAAAATGGACAACATATATAAGTAAAAATGTTTCAAACGAGGATACTTTATATCAAATGATTAAATTTTGCCATCAATATGATATTCCATCTGTTTTGAATATATTAGAACAACATGCGAAAAAAATATATGAAGAAAATCCAGTGAGGCTATTAGAAATCGGAACACAGTTTAAAATGCAAAAATTGACAGATTTTGCAATTTCACAGTTCGCAATAAGGGCAACTGAAAAGAACTGGGAGGCAATAATTAAAATTTTTGGGAAATATAAGGAACGATACAGTAATTATGTTATGAATTTTACGCTCGCATGTATAAAGAAAGCAGATATTTGCAAACAAATTATTGAAGACAAAAAATTATCATTTGCAGATAATCGTGTAAACGAATTGAAAAAGAAACTTAGTATGATGGCAACATAATTATTTTATTTATATAAAAAATAGTATTCGAATATACCAAAGAATTATATGGTTCTGATATCTACAATAATGTTAAAAATCATTATCATGATAAACTTAAACTAATTGCATCTAATGAATATATGAAAACTTTACCAGGATTAAGTATTTAAATCAACTTATTAATAAATCAAATCAACAATATTCTGTATCACAATAGGTAATAGTATAATATGCCAAAAGCTAAAACTAGACAAATATCCAAATATTAATAACATGAACAAATGTAAAAATAATCTGAGTGCTGATTCAGAATCAATATCAATAAATGGATTAAATACTTTGATTAAAAGATTATTTTTAAGTAATTCCTTTAGTTTATCTTTAATGAAGATTAATATGTCAATATCATGATTGTGTGTAACATTATCTGACATATTATTGTTTGTGTGATCATGATCTACATCATTTTTATCAATATAACTATTAGATGATTTGATAAAACCTGATCTTTCCAATAATCTAACTGGATATTGAATAAACCTACTATTAGAGAACTGACTTATTTTTTTATTTTTGAATTCTTTAACATATGAAAGTCTCATCATTACAATAAAATTAAGAATACACACAGTAATGATTCCTATTTTATTATATGAAACATATGAAAGATAACCCAATGATAATGACAATATTACAGATTCAAGTCTAGTTCTGTAACATAAACTTGTAAGACCACTTTTAACAGATTTGTATGTATCATTAACAATATCAGATATTATTTTGGAATTTGCAATTGGATATGACAATTCACATAATATCAATATGAGTAATCTTTCACTACTCATAAATGATATACCCAAATAAATTAGAGTATTAATAATATATTTTAATGGTTTTTCTGTCTCAATAATGAATGCAAAAAAACTTAATATACCCATTGTTAAATTTGTTACACTCATTACTGTCCAACAAAACATTAATCTATTAATCCTAAATACAATATTGCCAATAATCATACTCACTTGATCTGATAAATATGTGTTTTGGGAATCATCACTCATCATCATTCTTATTATTCTATTTAGTGTATATACATCCATAAATTTTGACCAATTTTTGTCATCAATAATCTTTTTTAAATATTCTTTATCATTAGATATTTTGTATTTAGAGTCTTTAAGATAGAGATTCTTATAAATCATCATAGGTAATCTCATACCACCCTTATCAATATGATTGAATATACATGCCAATATGAATGTGAGAATAAATCTATTTATTATTAGTAATGAAAATTTGTCATAATATGGTATCAAATCTTCATAATTTATTTTGACATTCAGATTCAATACATTTTTGATTATCAAATTCACTACCTTTGCCAATTGTTTACATATTATTTTCTGAATTAATTTGTTATAACCCTCATATAATACATTATGTATCTTTTTGTAGGATTTAAGATTATAAATCTGATCCATAATACTTGGACAGATCATAATACTCGACAAATATATTGTTATGTTAGAATAATTGAACCATGACATATAACTGAAAATATAATAACCTGTAAACAATAACAAATAATATATATATCTGTCTAATGTATTCAATCTATTTTTCAATAAAAAGTTCCTCTCATTTGGTATTCCTATAAAATTCATGTAGAATATCAGACATGACAATATTCCGTCAATTGTTATCACATTAAATAATGCATTCATTATTCCTAATAACATATGTAACATTATCACAACTAATATCTCTTTAATGATATCTCTCATATTCAATATTGGTGATTTCTCTTTATTTACATTACTACTGAAATATTGTGAATAATATACTGCATTTGACAAGTTCCATTCGTCATTTTCATTATCTGATTTCTCATTTTCAATTTCAAATGTTGTCTCATGTTTGATCATATCTGTAACCTCTATTTTACTTTCATTCTCTTTTGAATTATTATCTGAATCAGAATCAAGAATGGATAGTTCTAATTCCTTTTCTGTTAAATTGTCATTTTTATGTTGATAATATGTCAAACCCTCTAATGAACCAGATTTATTAATAGTATCAATATCATCAATACTATTAGTTAATATACTTCGATTTCTATTTGGTTTACTCATCAATATATTATATGTTAATATATTGATATCATTTAATATTATTAACATTTCCAATGTCAATATTTTGCAAAATAATTGAATTTATAAGTTTATAAGTGTTATTTCATTTATTCATTATTATCAAAAATCTCTAATTAATCATGAGCACTAAACATACCAAACTCTATGATATCCTTGGGGTTGATCCTAAATCCTCTCTTGAAGAGATTAAAAAAGCCTTCAAAAAATTAGCTATTAAATGGCACCCTGATAAATGGTCTAATGCCACTGATCAAGAAAAAACAACCGCTGATGCAAAATTTAAAGAAATTAGTGAGGCATATGGCATTCTGACAGATTCAAAAAAGAGAGAAATGTATGATCGTTATGGAGAAGATGCTCTTAAATCTGGAGGTGGTCCAACTGAGATGAATGAAGAAGATATGGCTGATCTGTTTGGTGGTATGGGAATTCCATTTGGTGGAATGTTTGGTAGAAATACTCGACAAAAAAAACTTAAATTCCCTAATATCAAACATGAATTTAATGTTACCTTGAAAGATGTCTGTTTTGGAACAAATATTGCATTTGAAATCACACGTTATAATTTGAAGAAAGATAAACAACCATCTAAATCTGATATGGAATGTTCTGATTGTAAAGGTTCTGGTGTTAAACTTCGTGTTGTCCAAATGGGACCTGGTATGATATCACAACAACAAGAGAAATGTAAATTATGTAATGGTGATGGTATATGTTTCCCTGAATCATTCTTCGAAAAGAAGGTCCAAAAATTCTCTAGATCTGTCCCTAAGGGTATTTATGAAGGTGAAACTCTTATTATTGAAAATAATGGTCATGAATTACCTGATTGTTATAAAGATGATTTCCCCAATCAAGAACGATCCAATATTGTTCTTATCGTTCATGAAATCGAAAATGAGGAAAAAGACACCGTTAAATATTCTAGAGGTGTTGATGGTTCTATGTTTAATGTCAGAACAGAAATTACATTACAACCTCATGAAACTATTTGTGGAACAATTATCAAACTGAAATATATTGATGGTAATGATATTACTGTTAAAATTCCTCCTGGTATTGTCTTCACACGTGGTAAATCACCTGATTGTGTTGTAATCATTCCAAAATTAGGAACACCTTATTATAGACAAAAAAATACTTTCGGCGATCTGTATATTATTGTCAAAATTGATACATCCAAATTCCTTACTGATATTGCTAACAATGAACATAAATTATCTCAGTTATGGAAAATTATGTCTGATACTAATAAACCTAATAATTCTGAAGACAAATCAGCCGAATCAACCGAATCAACTGAACCAATTAATTCAATTCCATTAGAGACATTCATAGATTCTAAAGAACATAAAGAATCTGTCAAGAATTTCCACAATTATAAACGTATGAAACTCAATAATGATGATAATGACAATGATGATTCAGGTCCTAATTTTGGTCCTAGATTTGGTGGCAATTTTGGTGGTCAACCTGCTCAATGTGTTCATCAATAATTGAAAAAATTGATTATTATATTGTTTATTTGATATATTCTTATTTATTTATTAAAATAAACATCTAATACTTTTTATTAATAATGTGTGGTATTTGGGGTTATGTATCTAAGTCCCAAATTGGTTCTGATTTGATCCCAAAGTTGTTCTCTTCATTTATGAAGGTCCAACCTAGAGGCCCTGATCGGTCTGAATTCAAACAGATTAATGAATTTATGGAAATCTTTATTGGTTTCCATCGTTTAGCTATTATGGACAAATCTACTTATGGTGATCAACCATTTACTCTTGAAGTTAAAGATCTCTCTAAAAAAATCCATAAAAGTATTTATGCTATTTGTAATGGCGAAATCTATAACTATAAACAACTCTCTCAACAAAATGATTTTAAACTTAAAAGTGGATCAGATTGTGAGTTCCTTCCCCAAATGTATAACAAATTTGGATTTGTGGAAATGTTGAAACAACTTAGAGGTGAATTTGCCATTTGTATTTTGGATGTTGATCATACCAAAGACAATATTAAATTATTTTTGGGAAGAGATCAGACTGCAGTTCGTCCCATTTATATCGGTATGGATAAAAATGGTATTGCATTTAGTTCGATTATGGCAGGTATTGTAAAGATTGTTGATAATAAATCTATTAGACAAGTTGATAGAGCTGAATATATTTCTATTGACATCACTAAAAACAATGATCCAATTATTAATAGTGGTGTTTATCATACTCTAGATCTTGTCAAAATCGACCAAAAAACAAATCTCAATACTGTTCTTAAATTGGTTCGTGATTCTTTGATTGATGCTGTTGAATGCAGAATGGAATCTGATAGACCTATTGGAGCATTATTATCAGGTGGTCTAGATTCATCATTAGTTGTATCTATTGCATCCAATTATTTGAAGAAACATAACAAAAAACTTTCCACATTCAGTATTGGTATTCCAGGTTCTACTGATAAATATTATGCCGAATTGGTTGCTAAACATTGTGATACTGATCATACTCATGTTGAATTCACTCAACAAGATTTCCTAAATGCTCTCCCCAAAATTGTTGAAGTGACAGAAACATGTGATATTACAACTATCAGAGCATCAACAGGACAATATCTTATTTCTAAATGGATCAACGAAAATACTGACATTAAAGTTCTGTTAATTGGTGATGGATCAGATGAATGCACAGGTGGTTATATGTATTTCCATAATGCTCCATCTGCTGATGAATTTCATAAAGAATGTGTCAGACTTATTCAAGATATCAGATTTTTTGATGTGTTGAGAGCTGATAGATGTATTGCATATAATGGTCTTGAAGCAAGGGTCCCATTTTTGGATCACAAGTTTGTAGATCTCTATTTGTCAATTGATCCAGAATTAAGAGTTCCAAGAGTTGAAGAATCACTGGACAAATCTGATATCAAAGTTGAGTCTACTAAACGTAAAATCGAAAAATGGCTCCTTCGTAAATCATTTGATGTTCCTGTTTCAGATAATGACAAAAACAAACATACATGGTTACCTGGTGAAGTTTTGTGGCGTAAAAAGGAGGCTTTTTCTGATGGTGTATCTTCAAAGGAGAAATCATGGTATCAAATTATTCAAGAAAATGTAGAATCAATGTATACAGATGAGGATTTTGAAAAAAAGGAATATCAAGAACCGGCTAATATCAAACCCTATACAAAAGAAGCCCTTCATTATAGAACAATTTTTAATGAATTGTTTTCTACAGAGTCAGCAAATGTAGTTCCATATTTCTGGTTGCCCAAATGGTCAGGTAATGTAAAGGATCCTAGTGCTCGTGTTTTGTCTGTTTATGACTCTAAGTAATCTATGATTCTAAGTAATTGGAGTGATTATTTAATTATTTATTTATTTTTATTGATAACTATAATATTAATGCATACATTATCTGAAAGATTATCTGAAAGAAAGACCTCAGAAAATATAAATAGTATTCTTCAAGGTTATGACGATTCTGAATTAAATAATGAGGAAGAGGACTATCAATCTACTTTATTATTGCCAGACATTGTCAAATGTAAGAATTGTGATTTTCCATCAAATAATCATAATTATTGTGGAAGTGTTAAGTGTGTCAATTGTGGACACAAACTATTAAATGGATCTGACTTATTGCAATTTGATAATAATGGATATATTATTGAGTCAAATGACAAAAATATGTCGAAACAAAAATATGTCAATCTTGGTTTGAATAAATCAAATCAAAATATTGATGACATTAATAATAAAATGTTTGGTGATGTTGTTGAACATATGACATCTGAATCTACTGATAATAGTAATGATAACACTATTGCTGGATTTGCAATATCATTATCATCATGGGTTTGTTTGGTAATAATAGGTATGCTTATTGCACATATTAGATGTGAACTAACAATGAGTTCTGCATTATGTATTGTAATTTTCCCACAATTATATCTGTGTTTTGCATTGGTTGATTTTGCAGTGTTCAAATATTCATCTACATATAAAAAATGCAGAACATCCACTTCATCAGGAACATCTGATTCAAGTTGAAATATTTATTTATTTTTTGATATTTGATATTTATTCTGTTCAAATATGGAGTCTATTTTTGAATCGATATCTTTACTCATTTTAACTTTTTCAGATTTTATGCATGTAAATCTCTCATGGAATGTCTTATTTTTATCATTATCAAATAGCTTATCACAATATTTACATTTATAAGTTTGTGTTTCATTCTTATTATTATTCTCATTTGGTTTGATCTTGTTAATAATTTCCTTTGATGAATTATCCATTATGTTTAATGCACTGAAATATTGTAATATCTTATTTTTCGGTTTATTTAGTTCCTTCTCTGATATTTTCTTCATTTTAGGTAATTTCCGTTTATTCTTTTTTTCTGGACAATCTTTAGCATAATGTTTAGAAATATGTTCAATATTCTTACAATAATAACATTTATCATCATTAGTCATTAACATCTTTTCAAGTGTCATCAAACTAGAACTATTCAAATTGAGTTCACAAAATGATCCACCTCTCACATTATCAATTCCTTTGTCTCTCATTAGTTTTATTGTATAGATATCTTCATCTAAATTGTCACTACTTGGATATATATTAAGAATCTTGATAGGTTTATATAGTTGTGTCCATTTTGCTCCTCTTGAATTGGCTAATCCATTAATCATACTCATTGAATGAGTTCCTGTTCTGGTAAATGGATTGGTAGATTTCCCAACATAATATTTGTTATGTTCCAATTCCAAAACATAAATATATTGTTTCAATTCCGTATTATTAGTATTAATGTCAGATTTATTGACAGAATATATTTCATCATCAAGTAGAGGATGATGAATTGTGATAATGACTTTTTGGTTTGGTTCATAATTAATATTCAGATCAAAATTGTATTTATTTTTAATGGCATATTTAATTCTGTCAATTGTCTTGTCAGATAATTCATAATCAAATCTTGTTTTGTATATGACATTATCTTTATCAATAATTGTCATATATTTCTTGTTAAATAAATATTTCAGTTCTATTTCCTCATTCCTTAAAATAGTTCTATACATATCATTTGGGTCATCTGTTATATATTTATTTTCTTTAATATCACTGTCAGTCATATTGTGTTTATATATTTACTTACAATTTTATTATAACAATCAGCAATATGATTAGTGCTATCACAATTAATAAGTCTATATTTGGACAATTTGATTTGCCATCAGATCTTTTTTGAATATCAGTTCCAAATTCTTTGGCATATTCAGATGGATCAGACAAGATGACACGTTTTTTAGGTTCAACGAGATATGCATCTATTTTATTGAAGTTTTTATGTATTTCGGTGTCAATTTGTTCATTAATAGGGAATATATTTAAAAGTTTTTGTGCACCTTTATATGAGACAATATAACCAAATAGACCGAATACTTTATCAGATTTGACAAAAGTATAATTAAAATTTCCATAGATGTATTTAATTGAAGAGGGATGATAACCTAAAAATATTACATCATAAGAGTCAGGCCAGTCATTTTTCATATTAATTAGATTTTGATAGAAACTGTTATTGATTCTAATATCATCTTCAAGAATGAGTGCATTATCTAATTTTTGGTCAAGTATTTTTTGCCAAACCAATCTATGACTCATAGCACAACCTATTCCACCCATAGTTAATGGAACATATACTTTTTGTTTTTTATTCAAAGCATCACTAATTCCATTTTCAGTAATAATGTCTCTTGATATTTGATTAGGATTAAGTTTAGATGATATTTGATTAGGATTAAGTTTAGAACCATCAACAGCACTAACACGTTCAGCATTTAATCCTAATCTATTTAATATATTTTTAACATTTTGATCACGATCAGGACGTCTATCAAGATTAATGTAGAATATCTTACTGAAAAACTGATTATAATTATTGTTCTGTGATTGTGATATAGCCATTAATCACAATTATGTATATATTATATGAAATAAATTTTAATTATGGAATAGATAAAATTGATTTTTAAATTGATGATACCAATATACAATTATGATCTAGAAACATATTGAACGGGAAATAAT